CGAGACAACTTCGTTTGCATCTGCTGACTACCACATTTTAGAGAACGGTAACGAATCGGTTGGTGTCTTACGTCTTGCACACACTGGATCGTCCCCTGTTGGCTTGTTTATTACCTTCAATAACGCATCTCCAGACAACAACAACATAAACCAGTATTTCATTAACTGTCAGGATTCAACCACACAAAGGTTTTACGTCTTATCCGACGGGGATGTTATAAACCATGACAACTCTTATGGCGCTATTTCTGATGAGAACCTAAAGCAACAAATTACTGATGCCTCATCTCAGTGGGATGACCTAAAGGCAGTTCAGGTTCGCAACTACAAGTACAACACAGACGTTGACCAGTATGGAGACTCTGACGACCTTTGGCGTCTTGGTGTTGTTGCACAAGAGCTTGAGCTTGTATCTCCCCACCTTATAAAAGACACCGTAGATGAAGACGGCAATATCACTAAGGCTGTTAAATACTCGGTTCTGTACATGAAGGCCGTAAAGGCGCTACAAGAAGCAATGGAGCGTATTGAGACACTTGAGTCTAAAGTAGCTGTATTGGAGGGTGGTGTATGAGCCAGTTAAAGCAAGCACTTAAGTCACGTACAGTTCAGTTTGGTGTTGGTGTGGCTGTCTTGTCTGTTCTTCAGGGCTTTGTTGGATACTTACCGGCAGACCCAGTGATACAAGCAATTGTCGGGTGTACAATAGCAAGCGGAATAGTGATCCTACGTTTCATGACTACTATGCCTGTAAGTGAGAAGTAGTAATGTCAGAGCAGTCACAAGAAGCCAGACTACAGCGTATTGAGAACAAGCTAGACAAACTGTCTGAAGCGTTCACTATACTAGCTCGTGTTGAAGAAAAAATCATGTCGTCTAACGGACGCATAGATCGTCTTGAGTTTAGGGCTGATGAGTCTGAGCGTGACATGGATAAGATGAAAGGTGTCATTGGTTACAATCAGCAAACTGTTAAAGTAATTGAACGCTTTGCATGGATTCTTGTTAGCTCATTAGTCGGTACTGTTATGTACTTCTTAAGGTAAGACTACCATGCTATCTCTTACAGAACTTATTGTAGGCATCTTCAAACCAGCGGCAGAGCTGATTGATCAGTTGCATACGTCTGAAGAAGAGAAGCTGGAACAGAAGCGTAAGCTACTAGAGATACAAGCGGCTTCAATGGATTCGGCTCTTTACCATGAGCGTTCAATGATGGAAGCTCAAGCACGTATTGTAAACTCTGAGGCTCGGTCAGAACATTGGTTAGTTTCTTCATGGAGACCAATAACCATGCTGACATTCTTAGCCTTGACTGTTGGTGACAGCTTAGGTTTACTTGCTACACCATTGCGTGATGAAGCATGGATGTTGTTACAGATTGGTTTAGGTGGCTATGTAGTTGGCAGGTCTGGTGAGAAAGTAATAAAGACATGGAAGGAGAATAGCTAGTGCCTGTACGTGGAATGTTTGATGAATATCTCCCTCAGTCGCAGACTGTTGATAAAACCTATGAAGGTGACAACAGACCTACTTACATCAAAGAACGTACTGACATTGATGCGGATACGTATAACCAATTCTTATCTGAGTTTGATGACGCTGTTGCTCAATCAAATGTAATGTATCGTCAAGCTCAAATGCAGCAACGAGTACAACAAGAAGCCACAGGTATTCGCTACAATCCTCAAGAACGTGTTCTACAAAATCAGCAACTACAGAGTGAGTTGTTCAATCAAGCTGTAAGTGGTGTTGCTGAGAAGTATGGTGTACCTACTACGTACACTACCAAAGGTGGTGAAACGTGGAACTTAAACCCTAACGGTAAGTACACTCGTGTTACTAAAGTTGGTGGCTTTCAAGATTATATACCAGCTCTAATTAAAGCAGGTATTACAGCTGCTGTAGGGGCAGGTTTAACGTCATTCTTAACAGCTCCTGCTGGTTTAGGTTTGTCAGCCAACACAGCTAAAACTGTTGTAGCAGGGCTAAATGCAGCAGCTACTGGTGGAGATCCTAAAGACATATTTAAAGCTATGGCTCTACAGGGCCTGACAAATGAGGCTCTAGATTTTGTTGCTAACAATACAGATTTCCAACAAGCACTAAACGACCTAGGCGCTAGTGTTGGTATTGGTGAACAAGTCAGTGTGTCTGGTGATTGGTCTACCCTTCCTGACGGCACAATGGTTTTAACAGAGACTCTACAAACTCAAGGTAACTTAGGAGACCTACTAGCTGGTGTTGCAGACGCTATACAGAACCCTTCAGGGTTTACTCCATCTTCTGTTGAAGAAGCTAATGTTATTTGGAACTTAGCTGGTGAGGCTATAGCTTCTGGCGGTGCTATGGTAGGCGAGAACAAACTTAGCGTAGGTAGCTTGCTTGAGTTGTTGAGACAGACTAAAGATGTTTATGATGCTGCAAATCAAAAACCACCTACTTTTGATAACGGTTATACACTAACGTGGGACCCTGATACTAACGAGCCTATTATTACTGATGAAGCCGGTAATACTATTGGTGGTTTGCCAGAGCCAATAGATCAAGTAGAAGACACAGACAATGGTGGCGGTGGCGGTGGTTCTACTACTACAGCCTCTACAACTACTACTACTACAGACTCTACTACTACAGTAGCAGACGGGGATGCTAGCTACGACAATGTGATTGCTTCTCAGATTTGGGAGGCGTATCAATCAGAAGCAGACCCTACTGTAAAAGAACAGTTATTACAAGAATACATAAATTATACAGGAACAGACCAACCTCCTGTAGACAGTAACCAAACTGAAGATAAAGATCCATTAGGTACTTTTACAAAATATTACGTTGATTTAGACGGCAACGTGCAGCCTTACTATGAAGGGCTGGACATAGCGGCTACTATTTATGATACTTTAGAAGAAGCTCAAGCTGCAGCAGATAAACAAAAAGAAGAAGATACAAACTTAGATATTTTTGTAAACACAATAGACGATACTACTATAGATAATAATACTATAGATGACGGCCAAACTACTACAACACCTACAACAACTACACCAGAGCCAACAACAGAAGTTCCTGCTACTACAACTACAGGACCTGCTGATCAAGTGGAACCTGACGTTACTGATAAAGGCTGGGACCCTACAGATGATATTGTTGATGATACCACTGTAGATGACAACGGCAATGGTAACGGCAACGGCAACGGTAACGGCAATGGTAACGGCAATGGTAACGGAAACGGAAATGGTAATGGAAATGGTAATGGAGACGGAAGTGGTATAGGCTCTGGGTCAGGTAGTGGTATGTTTGGCTTAGGTGGTGGAGGAGCTAAGCCTATTACTCCACAGTCCTTTATGGCTTCCATCTCATACTCACCAGAGTTACTGACTCCTTATATGCCAAGACAATCAAAAGACTACTTAGCTGAATTGATAGCGAGATTACAACAATGACATACTTACAATTAGTAAATAAAGTCTTAACAAGACTGCGTGAAGACACAGTCAGCACAGTAGGTCAGTCTACTTACTCAGCTTTAATTGGTGAGTTTGTTAATGACGCTAAGGAGTTTGTAGAGAACGCTTGGGACTGGTCTGCCCTAAGATCTACCATAACAATTCCTACTGTTGCGTCTGACTATACATATTCATTAACTAATGCTGGACAGTTCTCTGAAGTAAAGACAGTTACTAACGATACTGCTAATGCCTTTATGCACTACAGAGATCAAGACTGGTTTGAAAAGCAACTGTACATTAATGACACTGTTGAGGGTGTTCCTGTCAACTACACGTACAACGGCATAGACGGTAACGGAGATGCTCAGGTTATGGTGTATCCTATACCTGACGGTGTCTACTCATTGCGCTTTAAGACAGTGTTAAGAACAGGTACATTAACTGAGGATGCTGATACAGTAAATATCCCTACATTACCTATAGTATACGTAGCTACTGCTTTGGCTACTAGAGAGCGTGGAGAGACAGGTGGTACGTCAGCAGCTGAGTTGTTTGCTATAGCTGACAAGTCTCTTAGTGATGCTATTGCACTTGACTCAAACAGACACCCTGAAGAACTTATCTACGTGGCGGTATAACTATGGCTCAAGAGCTACAAAACATCGCTATCAGAGCACCCGCATTCAAAGGCCTAAACACACAGGATAGTCCTATTGATGGTGATCCTTCCTTTGCTTCTGTTGCTGACAACTGTGTTATTGATAAGTACGGACGTATAGGCTCACGTAAAGGTTTTGATGTCTTAACTACCAGCGTTACAGCATTAGGTGGTGAAGAGATTAGATCCTTAGGTGAATATGAAAAAGTAGATGGTACTAGAACTGTCGTGTCTGCTGGTAACAACAAAGTCTTTACAGGCACTACAACACTAACAGACATTACAGGCGCTCACACAATCACTAGCGATGATTGGCAGATGTTGTCATTCAACAATGCTCTGTACTTGATTCAGGCTGGTTATGAACCTTTAGTGTACAACGGTACAGCTCTTGTTGCTATCTCTTCACACACAGGTGCGTCCGGTACAGCTCCTCAGGCTAACTGTGGCTTAGCTGCCTTTGGTAGGCTCTGGTTAGCCAACACAGCAACAGACAAGTCTACAGTGTACTGGTCAGATTTATTGATTGGTGCAGCGTGGTCTGGTGGTACATCAGGCTCTATCAATCTTTCTAAAGTATGGCCTGATGGATACGATGAGGTACAGGCTTTAGCAGCACACAATGGATTCTTAGTTATCTTTGGCAAGCACTCTATGGTTGTGTATCAAGGTGCTGAGTCTCCCGCTAACATGGTTCTTGTTGACACTATAGATAATGTTGGATGTATTGATCGTGACAGCGTCATCTCGACAGGTAATGATCTGTTGTTTTTGTCTCATGTGGGTTTACAGTCACTCAGTCGTATACTACAGCAGAAGTCAATGCCCGTAAGAGAAGTAAGTAGAAACATTCGTGATGACTTCATGGAGTTAGTTAATCAAGAGACTACAGGGCTACGTGCTGTGTACTCTCCTGAGAATGCTTTCTACCTTCTGTACTTACCTACAGCAAACATTACTTATTGCTTTGATACCAGAGGCGCTCTTGAGGATGGTTCACTAAGAGTTACTCGTTGGCCTAACTCACCTTTTAAGTGTTTTGTTAGAGCTGATGATGGGACTCTTTATGTTGGATCAGCTTGGGGTATTGGACAGTACAGCGGTTATCAAGACAATGAACAGCCATATACACTTAGATACTTTAGCAACCCTTTGACCTTTGGTGATCCCAGCAGACTTAAGTTTCTAAAGAAGATTGTACCTACGTTTCTTGTAGGACAAACAACTACAGCTTTTGTCAAGTGGGGTTATGATTTCTCTGAAGCTTACTCTACTTTTGCTGTTGGTGTTACTAGCTTTAGTGCAGCAGAATACGGCATAGCTGAGTACGGCATAGCAGAGTACACACAGTCAACTATAGCTGTATATAAAAAAGGTATAAACACTACAGGACAAGGCACTGTAGTTACTATTGGTGTTGAAGTATCAATAGATCAGGAAGCTTTTTCACTACAGGAATTTAATATTCAAGCACTACTCGGAAGGATGATATGAGCACTTATACTAAACTTGTTGACTATTCGGCTAAGGACAGCCTACCCAGTGGTAGTGCTGGTAAGATTGTTAGTGGTACAGAAATTAACACAGAGTTTGCAGCAGTTGCAACAGCTGTAAACAGTAAGGCAGACAAAGCGTCTCCTA